TCAAACGTGAAAAGAATTTCAATCGGTGGCATGAAAGACAGATTGATTTATGCGACAGGGGCAATGATGGGCGGGTTATCAGGAGTATTGGTATCAAATTTTATTCTAAATTAATTTGCTAATTAAAGGGTTTTGATTATATTTGCAAGCGTAACAACAAATCAGATTTAATGACAAAAATAATTTTAATAATATAAGCATTTCCGGGTGGACATTCCTTTCTGGTTTGTTGTTACGACACCCGGAAATTGCTTTCATAATACGTAACGTTATGGCATATTTCAGTAATTCATCAGAAGGCTTAATATTAGAAGAACAATGCAGCAATTGTAAATACGGTGAAGATGCCTGTCCTATTTTTGCAGCACAATTTTTATACAACTATGACGCTTGCGGTAATGGCGTTGCAACCGCTATTTTAAATACGATAGTTGACGAAAATGGAATTTGTCAAATGAGAGAAACATTTAAAAAGGATTTGGCAACAGACGGCAGCAAGCAACAAACACTATTTTAATATGCAATGTTGGATAACATTACATATCTAAATTAATTTGCTAATTAAAGAGTTTTGATTTAAAAAATAAGTTATTTTTATTCGTATTGTTAAAATTTTAATTACATTTGTGTTATGGAATTACAGGAAATAAATAAAAAATACATGCCAGTAAAGGACTATGCCGAAAGACACGGTGTATCTCCTCATGTGGTTTATGGCTGGATAAAAAGAGGTAAAGTTAAAGGCAAGAAAATTGGCAACTATCAATTAGTGGAAGCTGAGGAATAATTTTTTTGCTTTAATTTTTTAAAATTTTAACATTATATGGCAAAGTTAAGAAGTGTAAATACAAAATTTTGGGATGACCCTTTTATAACAGAATTGAACCCCACAGAAAAACTTTTGTTTTTGTATCTAATAACAAATTCACTAACCAATCTTTTGGGCATTTATGAAATATCAGAACGTAAAATTTCATTTGATACTGGGATGGACATTAAAACGGTTCGGAAGGGTTTGGAACGGTTCGGAATGGTTCGGAAGGCCTTTTTTGTTGAAAATTATATCATTTTACCGAATTGGTTAAAAAATCAGAAACTTAATGCAAATATGAAGGTAGCAGTTGAAAAAGAATTTAACTTATTACCTGAATGGCTGAGAAACAAGGTGTTATCGAATGGTTCGGAATCGTTAGGTAATGGTTATGAAACCATTCGGAATGGTTTGCAAATGGTTCGACAAGTAGAAGTAGAAGTAGAAGTAGAAGATAAAAAGGAAGATGAAAAGGAATATGAATTAAAAGGTAAAAACAAAAAAATTTATATTGATTTTATCAAAAGTTTTAATTCTATCACTGGAAAGAAAATCAGAGTTCCTGATAAAAAATTCAAAGGCCAATTAAATGCCAGATTAGATGAGGGATTTACGATTGATGAAATTTTAAAAGCTGTAGAGAATTGTAAAAATGATAAATATCACATGGAAAATCCAAAATACCTGACACCTGAATTTATTACCAGAGCGGATAAGTTACAGAAGTTTTTAAATTCAGATGAAAATTCAAAGGAAAGATTAAAGTTTGAGGATGTATTTAAATAGCAATATATGGAAAATTTAAAAAAATATTTGTTTGATAAAATTGAGGATGCCTTTTTTGTTCACGGGTACGAGGTTAACAAAGAAGTAATGAAAAAACTTGTTGAACGTTCTGAATTGATTATTGAAAAAAACAATATGAAATTTTATAAGGTTGAATTATTTTTTGAAAAATTTGAACTCGGAGAACTCGGAATGTTAAACCGGAGCCCAATGAGTTTTCTTGTAATGTTTTCAGAGTTTTCAAAAAAAAATGGTAAACCTAAACTTGCAATGTAATGCTATCAATCAAAGAACAATATGAGCACCCGCATTGGCAGCGCAAACGGTTGGAAATATTCAGGCGCGACGGCTGGGAATGTAGATGATGTAAGGAAACAAACAAACAGCTACATGTTCATCATTTGTACTATGATAATGATTTGCATGTTTGGGAATACGATAATGAAGCATTGGTAACGGTTTGTGATAAATGCCACAAATTACTTCATTCAGAATTGAAAAAACTATCTGGGATAGTTGCATTTCAAATGCTATCCGGTGAAATTGATATAACAAAATTATGAAATACCAAAGCAGTAACACTAAACAGATTTACAATATTGAACTTAAAGGGAAAAAAAGATACATTTGTCCAGAATGTTCAGATTCGAGAACTAAATCAAAACAGAAAGATTTACAATTTTATCCTGATACTGGTCGAGCTTATTGTTTTCATTGTGAAACCACATTTTTTGAATACAAACCATATAACAAAAAAGAATACGTTGTTCCTGAATGGAAAAACAAAACAGCCTTAACGGATAAGGCCGCAAGGTACTTTGAAAGCCGAATGATTAATCAGGAAACAGTTAAGAAGATGAAAGTCTATTCAGATACCGAATGGATGCCGCAATTCAAAAAAGAAATTGAAGTTATATGTTTTCCTTATTTCGTGAACGAGAAATTGGTAAATATAAAATACCGGGGCGCAAAAAAGACCTTCAAATTAAATTCTGGCAGTCAACTTATTTGGTATAATTTTGATGCCATTTTAAACCACAAAGAAATAATAATTTGTGAGGGTGAAATAGATTGTCTTTCAATAATTCAGGCAGGATATGATAATTGTATAAGTGTTCCAAATGGAGCCGGTAACTTTGAATTTATAGACGATTCAGTACATTTATTCGAGAGTAAAAAAATAATAATTGCAGTTGATAATGATGCAAAAGGAATTGAATTAAGGGATGAGATAATAAGGCGGCTTGGGCCTGAAAATTGCTCTATTGTCAATTTTAAGCAATACAAGGATGCAAATGAGTATTTATGCAATGAAGGTGGATTAAGTTTGTCAGAACTGCTTAAAATGCCTTCTGACGTACCGATTGACGGGAACATAAAAGCAGAATCAATTTATAACGATGTGAAAGACCTTTTTGTTAATGGAATGACAAAGGGTAAAACTATTGAGATGGAAGAAATTGATAAGTATTGTACATGGGAAACAAGACGGCTGGCTATTGTAACAGCTCGCCCAGGTGCGGGGAAAAGTGAATTTGTTGATTATCTTACAACTAAATTAAATCTTTTATATGGATGGAAAGCGGCATATTTCACACCGGAGAATTATCCTTTGAAATATCACTATGCAAAGATTTTTGAGAAAATTATAGGCAAAAAATTCAGTTCGATAAAAAGCGAACAGATTGAGTTTGATATGGCCTATGAACATATAAGGAATAATTTCTTCTGGATAATGCCGGAACAGGATTTGACTATTGATAAAATACTTACAAATGCAAAAAGCTACGTAAAATCAAAAGGGATTAAGATACTTGTAATTGACCCCTACAACAAGTTAGAGCATCAAATGAATAACCGTGAATCGGAGACGCAATATATCAGCAAATTTTTGGATAAGTTAACGATGTTTGCTAAATTGAATGATGTTTTGGTTTTTCTTATTGCACACCCGCGAAAGTTAGATAAAACGGAGGTTCCAACACTTTATGATATATCTGGTTCTGCTCATTTTTACAACAAAACAGATTACGGATTTACGGTTCACAGGGTTTTTGATGAAAATAATTTAATGACAAATGATATTGAAATTCATTGGCAAAAAATTAAGTTTAAGAACTTGGGAGAGCAGGGAGTTTCTGAATTGAGATACAATTACATAAATGGAAGATTTGAAGAAAGGCAGTCAATTGATTTTTGGGATAATTCTAACTGGCTGGTTAAACATGAAACTATTAAACCTTATTTGGAATGGGAACAAACAGAAAAATGTCCTTTTTAATAACAAAACAAGGATTGAAACGAAAACAAATATTTAATTTGTTGGTAACGGTGAATGTTTGTTGTGTTTGCTGTTGAATGACCGACGAAATTAGTAGATAATAAATAACTTAACAATTACGCGCTATGGCTTTAAAAATTACAAAACAAGATTACGAAAAGTTGATTGAACAAGACCTTTCAATTTTAAGAAAACATCTTCCAGATAGCCCGGAAAATGACCACATTAGATTAGTGTTAACAAACTCGATTGATATGCACTATCCGAGCGTTGGCAGCCCTGAACCAAGTACCGAAAGCGGTTTGCATTTAGCGAACGGCCAAGTGCAAGCTGTCGTTGTGTGAGATTTGCACAGAAATAACTTTGAAATACAAATAAAAATAAAATTTATGAAGGCAAAAGAATTAGCAGAAAGATTTATTAATGCAGATGATAAAGAAACTGAACTACATGAGATTATTAAAGGCATAAGCGTTGAAGTTGATACGCTAAGAAAAGCCAGAAATATAAAAGTAGATACTGGATTGATAGGCATATTTAAAGACCTTGACAAAAAGTATCAGACTTTTGCAATGATTGTAAATTCGCATTATAACCACAATGCAATCAAGCCATACTTTTTTAGAATTTGGTTAAAAACAGTTTACCCAGGAGCTTATGATTATTATTTGGCGAGTGTTGGGTAAATTTTATTTTTATTGCTCGCATCCGCAGAAAAGTTACATTGAAATACTGACCAGCAATAAGTTGTAATTACAAACCAAATCAAAAAATTGAATACGGGAAAACAGGCCATACGCACCAGCAACCCTAAGTCAATGATTCATC